GGGTACGGGCCCCACCCGGAATCCGGGGGCCACACGACCAACTTGATTGCCGGTCTGCCGCACTGACGCGGAACGTCACTCATGCCTGCCACCTGATAGGAGCAGACGTACTCATCTTCAACAATCATCGGTACATCCCATCATCATAGTCCTTCAAACGGAGATTGATTTGTAGGTCGTCTACGATTTCCGGCAGCCTTGGCCTTCCAACAGGAAACGCAGATGTCCAGACTGCCGAAACTACGCGTGGTGCGACGGTCAGAACCGGAGGTTTGCGCCCCGGCTTCCCGTACGTTTGCAACAAGGCTGAAAGGGCGGCACGCGCCTCGGGGTCGTGGGACGCCGCATATATCACACTTAAGGGGCGTGTCTTTCCGGCTCTGATGGGGATGAGTTTGTCCAGTGTTCGTTCCCATAATGTCACGACGCTGTTGGGTCGAAGATGGGGAGAGCATCAATGCGGTCCTGCGAGGGCGCGAGGGGCTTGCTCGTGTCCCACTGCGCCATGTAGTTCGCGCCGGAACGCACCAATGTGGTCGTTTCGAACCAGTCCATGTAGCAAGCGGCAGGCTGGTTGTCGCCATAGGCCGATGCCCACAGGCCAACCTCAAAGTTACCCCCGGCTTCCGCGCGCATCAGGTTCTGCACGCGGTCCACGGTTACCTGTCGAACCTTGATGAACCACAGCAAACACTCATTCCCGCCCTTGGGGTCCATCACGTAGTAGTTGCCCTTGGAGTCCCGACCACGAGCGAACGGTACTTCTCGAATCTCCCCATCATGGATGTTCTTGCTCACCTCGTTGAGCCCTGCAAGCATGCGGCCCACGATTTGAGTGCTCCAGTAGTAGTGCGGAAACTTCCGATTCAACGTATCCAGCAGATAGCCGGGTCGAATATAGATGCCACGTTGGCTCAGGAGTAGCGCGTCCAACAGCCCAAGCACACAGATAGGGTCGTTGTACTGCGCCTTATGCTTCCGGAAGGGCACCAACGGCTGCGTCTGCGGGAAGGGATTCGAATCCCCCAGCGCATCCATCACCTCCTCCAGTTGCTTCTCCTTCGCATCCTTGTACGCCTCTTTAGCGGCGTGCCCATCCGGGTAATAGGCCCAGACATCCTTGTGCAGCGGGAACGCCTTCTCGGGCGTCTTGAGATACTGCGGGTTTCCTCTTGTCACTGTGGTGACCTCCAAGCGGTTTTTTGGCTCATATGTGCATTATGGGGCATCGCGTGCATCTTGTCAAGCGGCATTCCGCACACTAACTGGGGGGCCTCACTTTGAAGTTAGACACCCCCATGCCTCACTAAATCCTCCACTCGCTAAGCGTGGGATACGCGTGATGCCCCGTGTCACGGGTGAACCCCAGCGGGGCTACTACATTTTTTCAACCCTAGGTAGGGGGGGGTGTTGCGAAATCACCTGATTTGGTGCAGAATCTCTCAGTATCTCACGGAGGTGAGGCCCCCCAGTTAGTGTGTAGAATCTCTGATAGTGTATGAGTCTACTATTACTACTACTACACCTGTAAAGCTTATAGGGTATAGACTCTCACCCATAACTCTAAGCGTGAATCTGAAAAACTTCCTTATGGAGGGGTTGAAAAAATGTAGTAGACCCACACTTCGTCACTGACCCTTGCTCTATCTGGGTGAGCCCCGCGCCTAGCAGTCTCTATCACCCAAGGACAAGGAGCCCGGTGAGTCACAGTGGGCAACCACGACCCCGCCTTTATCTGCCCTCGCCATACGAAACGCTCCGTCTCGTAAACACGGCACCTCCTTGTTTTGCCTGAGGGGTCACCACAAACAACACAACACCACCATTAAACCCCCCACACGCACTACACCACCGACTCGGGGGCAGCCCCCCCTCGAATGCAACACATGCGTACCACGGGACAACGGGAGACACACGGCGAGGGCTCTGCCCTCTGCACACCCGCCCCTTTGAAAAGGGGACAAACTTCTTGTATCACAGGGTCACGGGTATCACGGGTATCACGGGGTCACAGGTGACGCATGAGTAGAGGCGTGGCACACGTACTACGCAGTCAGTCTGGTCACACGGCATTACGAGACGCAGCGTACAACAAGTATCACGTGTGTACCAAGGCAAGCGTGAGCCACACGTGATACGGGAAACACGCGGGGATGCGCTAGGCGCGCGGCCTCAATCTCGACTCGCTTCGCTCGTATGACATGACAACATGGCACTATCAGGGCTAGGCCCCGGCTCAAGCGCAAGGTCCACACGCATCACGGGGAGCACGCGGTCTACCCGGCTCTTGGCTGGACGCGGGAGAAGAAACGGCACGGGCGCTTGGGTGACGGCGGCAGAGCCGCCTCTCTGGATTGCGGCTGCGAGCCTCATCCAGAGCACCCAATGCGCCGAATGTTCAAGGACGAGTAGGCCGCTCGCACGCTCGCGGCTAAGCGGTCGCGGACCGTCCCCGCTTGAACGCTGGCGCGTCCAATGCGGCGGGCCTTCCGATGCTAGGGCATCGTAAGGATTACTGGCTGGACCTCGGCCAGCCCACTCCGTGAGGGGGCTCGTGCCCTAAGGCTGGAGTCGCAAGCGACACCAGCGGCACTCGCTATGGATTTACACACACACACAAAATTTCTAAGGATATTCGAACGACTGCTCGCACCACGGGACTGCCGTCTGGCAACAAGTTGCCGACTCACGTCCCGTGGCGCTCACATAAGGAGGTCGCAAAACCTCGCTACGCTCGCATCTTTTTGCTCCATTATCGGACAACTGCGTCGGGATGCTGACTCGCATGCGCGAGTCGCTTCTTTTCACGATAGTCGCAACGGTTGCGAACAAGTTCGCACCTCATGCTCCTTCGTGAAAAATCCCTAGCGTCACTGCGGTGAACATGTCCTTTTATCCGTCCTCACACCCTAAGAAATGTTGCGTGTGCGACGACATCTCATCCAGAGGTGCTGCGCACGGCTTCTTTTATACGGAGTGTTCCGGCCATGATGTTCCCTAACGCTAACCGCATGTTGGAAGTCCAAGTTGGTAGCCTCGAATTGCAGGAAGAGATTTTCGCCATGATGTACGAACTGCGCACCGTTGCGACGGAGCGGCAGTTCGAGGCCGTCGCTGCGGAGTTAGTACACGCCGCGAACGTCGAGTTAGCGGAAACGATGAAGTCGATGGGCTTCATCGACACCATCGAGTCCATCGTCCACTAGGACGATGGCCTACGGGGCGGCAGCGACCACCCCAGAAAGGACTCTTATGTCTTCTGAAATCGTCCGCTGCATCCGCTGCGGCGGCTTCGCTATCCCCGGTAATCTCTTCTGCCAGCGCTGCTTCGCAGCCGCTTATGCAGAAGCGGCGCACGAGGTTGCGACCTCGCCCACCACGTCCCCCTACGTCGAGGCGGCGCTCGCGAAGCGCCTGCCAGCGAAGGAGTTGTCGCGCTAAAGCGCGAGGAAGGAGTTGCATATGGAATGGCCGCAGGGAGCGGCGCATACGCCGGTCGTGAGCGGCAAGGGCCGCTCAGACTGGCGGTCTGACGACCGCTTCGTCTATATCGGCCTCCCCGGCTACGGGGATGGCCTCCCCAAGACGGGCAAGCCGTCTTGGGAGTGTCCCTTCGGGAAGCCTTGGACTCTCGTCCAAGGGACGGACCGCGCCAGCGACGGCTGGCGCTGGGCTTATCGCGACTATCTAGTCGCGAAGATTGAGAACGACCCCTGCTTCGCAGGTGCCGTTGCTGCCCTGCACGGGCACACTCTCGTGTGCTGGTGCAAGGGCAAGCCGACGCGCTCTGAGCGCGACGGCATGTCTAAGTTCTGCCACGGCGACCTGCTGGCCGCAGCGGCAGAAAGCCTCTATCACGCGATGATAGAGGCGTAACGTTCGGGGAGCCTGAGGGCTCCCCACTACACTCGAAAGGATTTCCTCCATGAATATCGGTATCGTTGGCTCACGCCAATTCGCGGACCATGCGCTGATGCTCCGCCTCATCGATTCGCTTATCACTCGCTACGGCGAATTCACGCTCGTCAGCGGCGGCGCTGCTGGCGCAGACTCCATCGCCACCGAGTCATACGACGCGTGGTCCTGCGAGGCCATGACGCCCATCCCACGCCACATCGTCCATCGCCTAGATTCTCCCGATGCATACGCTGCCTTCGGGCCGGACTTCCGCAGCCGCGCCTTCGGGCGCAACGGCTGGATTGTCCGCGACTCCGGGCTTATCTTCGCCTTCTTCGTCACGCCCGACCGCACGGGCGGTACGCTCAACACCTACAATCAGGCGTTGCGCGCAGGCGTGCCCGTATACTCCCACTTCCCTTGGGGGTGGGAGCCACCACTAGACCGCATCTAGCCACTCAGGGAGTGGGTCGGCATTGCCCTCTTGGGCAGTGCCGCCCACGGAAAGGAGAACTACCATGAACGTTCCTGACCTCTCAGGTTGCAAGACTCTCACCGAGGCTGAGGACCTCGTTTGGGGTCACCTTGACCCGGAGTCACGCCATCGTGACACCTATCTAGGGGTCGGTCACTACAATGACCGAACCTCCATCTACCTTCGGGATGACGAGCATCCCGGCATCGCGCTAATGCGCGATGCAACAGGTATCTGGATGCGCCTAACCGACAAGGAGCATGCTTCGTGAAACTCCGCATTCGCCACCCTCGCAACGCCGCAAATGACTCCTTCACACGGAAGGATGTCGTACACGACATCGTAGCCCCCATGCCCCACGAGGGCATGAAGGGGCAACGCTTCCGGAACGACCGTCGCTCGCATCAGGCCGTCTGGCCTGAGCGCCGCGACGAGGTGCTCACTCGCTTCGCTCACTCAGTGCTCAAGTTCCTTGAGCCTATCGGCTACACGGGTGTCACGGCGGATAACGCGGACCTCACGGACATCTCGAAGTCCCAGTGTATCATACATCGGTACGAACACCGAATGTGGTCCGAGTGCGTCACCGCCGACATCGCGCCTGAATGGCTACGCCTTCAGGCGAACGGCATCGATTGCGTCTCGCTTTACAGCGAGTACGTCGATGCCGATGGCGCCGTCTTCGACCTCTCAGACGACGCCGAGGAGAACGTCCTAATGGCCGAGCGAATGGCCTCCGAGGCCATCGCTCAGCAACTGGACGCTAACACGGAAGAGTTCCTGCGCCAGAGTGACCGCAACCTCTGGTACTCGACACGGCCAAAGGCCGCTGTCGAGGTGCTCAGCGAAGATGGCCGTCGCGGGGTGGTACCCAAGGCAAACCATCCGTGGACCGCTGAACAACTGAAAGCGCTCATGCCCCACATGCTCCCGGTGGACGACCTGAAGGTCGCCATCGCTCGCCGGGGCAGCACGTGGTTCGCTAAAGAGCGCTCGCTACGCGGCGTTCGTGCTCTGCTGACCACGAACGAGTTACGCGCTGCGCGCGATTGGGAACCGGACCGCCGGTTCCTTGAGAACCACAGCGGAGATACCGCTGGGTTCATCGAGCAGGCGAACAACGACCGCTACGAAGCGGTCGAGGGCAAGCCCTACCCTGCGGGTGAGGAATGCCCCAACTGTTTCGACGGCACCATCATCGACCCCGATACCGAGGACGAGATGGACTGTCCCATCTGCCACGGGACATCCCAAGTCCTGCCAGTCCTTGGGATGGACGGCATGCCCGTCTCGGACCCGACCGAGCCTACGCCACCTGAGCACCATCCACCTAGCGATGCGTTCATCGACTTGCTAACGTCGCACATCGCCCACTAGAAACGCGAGGGAGTGGGTTAGAATTGTCTAAGAGAGGGTCGGAAATCCCGACTCTCTCACCCCTCATCATCAGCAGTCTAAGGAGACTACCATGACTCAGCAAGCCGTCGAGGACCAGATTGTCCAGACGAACGTCCAGCCGGACGGGACCAAGTTGTTCCGCATGACGCGCGCCAACGAGGCGCGGGGCACCGAAGCCCATGAAATCCCCTTCATCCTGTACGGGGCTTCCAAGATTGTCATGCAGCAGAGGCGTGACCCAGTGACACGTGAGCCACTGTGGAACCCGGATGGTTCACCCATCATGTGGCGCAACGAAATCGGGGACGCCATCGAGAAGGCGCCCGAGTCCGACCGCCTGTACATCTCACGTGGCATCCTCGTGACCTTCGCGTACGAACGAAACTACCGCGTCGAGGGCCTTGACCACGACGCTGATGGTTCCGTTTTCACGACCGCCGACCTGTACGAACGCGTCGTAGCCTTCGCACGCGCTGCATCGGGTGCGCCCGTTACCGCACAGACCGCTGGCGCTCAGTTCGAGGCCGCAGCCGAAGAGGAGTAACGAGATACGAGAGAGTCCTGGCCTTCGGGCTAGGACTCTCTCTTTTTCGCTCTAGGGGGACACCCCACAGGGGTTTCCCCCGTCAGGCTGCGGCCTTCCCCCCTTTCCTTTTGGGACGAGGAGTTGCGGTGACTCGCTCCGCTCAAACAAGCCTCACGATGCTACCGCTCGTGAGCGGCAGAGTTGCGGTGACTCGCTGCGCTCAAACAAGCCTCACGATGCTACCGCTCGTGAGCGGCAGAGTTGCGGTGACTCGCTGCGCTCAAACAAGCCTCACGATGCTACCGCTCGTGAGCGCACGCGTGAAACACGCGTGGACCAGCAGTCTAGTTCCAACCTGAGGCGCCCATGACTCTTCACTACATGACACAACCACGTATCTCGATTCATCGAGATTTCCAGTCTGGAAAAACCGATAATCCATACCCCGAAGGCTCGCAACAAAGATTCGCTTGGGACAGAGGATGCATGGAGTGTAATGAAAACTTCCAACGCGGCTCACTCATCTCATCCTGTGCCACACGCACAGGAGTCTACGCCTTCCACCCCGGAGTCTGCTACTCCCTCCACCGCTCCCACAACTGGGTCGAATGTTGCCAATGGCAAGAAACGCGTTCGCAGTGACCAAAGCAAGCACGGCAGCATCAACCCTTCGGCCTAACCAAGAAGACAAAGACCGCTTCGGACGCACCCTACGCCGCGCACTCACCAACGCCAAGATGTCACAAGCAGAATTGGCACGACAGGTTGGCGTGAACGTCTCAACCATCAAGTACTACACCACAGGCAAGTACTTCCCGCGACCACAAAACGCACACCTCATCGCAGAACTCCTCAACGAACCCAGTATCCTCCTCGCAGGCAGAATCGAAATCATCTGCAAAATGTGCAGCAAGAAGTTCATACACGGTTCACAAAAACGCACGCGCTACTGTTCAAGGCGCTGCTACAACACAGACAACAACAACAAATACACCGGCACGCACCCAGATGAATTCCGACGGCGTGGCAGTCAACTCGAAATATACCAAGAAGCCGTACGCCTACACTGTCTCGATTGTGCAGGCGACCAACGCTACTGTCGGTTCTCAGACTGCCAACTTAGGTCAGTCTCACCGCTACCACTCCAAAAGGATATCATCAATGCGAAACTCCTCACGGCTAACGGGCCTATTGCTCGCGTTCCTGATAACGATTATCTCGACCATCTCCGTATTCGCAGCGGAATACGGTAGCACGGCGGCAGACCGTCCAAACTGGCAAGCCCCCAACACCATCCAGAACATGTGGGAAAACTACACAGACTGGGTGGAATACACCAACGAAATCGATGACGAGTTCATCAACGCCAATGATGGCATCCTAATGGCCGACCTCGCGGGTGAAGGCTTCTCAGTTTCGGCTGAACTCTTCCAACACATGGAAAACGGGAACTACCCCACGGGCAACTGTGGACAGCAGTTCTACAGCATGTACACCCGCTTGCTCGTGAACTACACCATCATCTACAGTGGCTTGTACTACAACCTCACAACCAACGTTGGTGAGCCCATCGACATTGACTTCTGGTTAGAGTACGTCGGTGAATGGCAAACCTACTTCACCGAGGACGGGGGCATCCCCGAAAAGTGCTGGAACAGGTTGGATACCTAAATGGCCACGCATGCATGAAGAGCAACCAATTTGGCGAATGCTGCTGCCGCTAATCATCACAGTCATCATCGTTGAAGTCATCCTCGTATGGGGCTTCAACTACCTATAAACCTTCTCTACTAACTCAGGGAGTGGGTTGATATTGTCAGAGAGGTTTGTTTGTCTTGAGTACGTGACGACACGTACACTCGCCTGACAGGGCACTAGCCTCTCTGACAACTAAAAAGGAGCAACGATGACTGGCCTAGCAGAATTCAACGACTTGTTCGATGACGACGATTTCATTAGTGACATGCAAGAACCACTCGAAGAGGCTCGCAAGAAGACTGCATTCGTCGTCACCGTTAAGGTACAGGCCGAGATTGACCCACATGTCCTCGAAGTTCTCCTACACCAGTATCGCTCCATCAAGGGCGTCCCCGCCACAGACGTAGCCATCAGCGACATGGTAGAAGAACTTCGCGATATCGGCAGCGCCATTAGCAACTACAAAGAAAACTTCCTCAACGACCTCCATGAAATCCCCACCGATGAACCAAGGTTCTCAGACACCGCCCTCTCGGCTACCATGCTTGGTGTCAAGGCCGTGATTGAAGTAGAAGAACATGAATGACGCGCTTCAAATCAAGCACCCCGAATACCACGAGGCCAAAGTATTCCGTGAGGCACGCGTACTACGTGCGCTACGCCTATTCCTTGAATGGAATGGCAAGGAACTCGATGACACAACCAGAGCCAAACTACACAAGACCATCAATTTGCGACTGCTCACCATTATGAACGAGGTACGAGATGCTGCAAGTAAGTAAAATGGGCTAATGCAACACCGAAGCGTCGAACTACGATTCATCATCGCTACAGTCCTGATGCATGAAGAAAGCGGCATCACCTACGACCGTCTCGTCCAGATGACAGCACCGCTCATCTCGCGCCCGCGAGCCCTGAACTACCGGCTCACCCGTCTTAAGAGGAAGCCCAGTGAAACTGCCGCCCAAACCATCTGGGAAGGACAAAAGGCCATCGCGCGCAGGTATATCGATTCCGCGCACCGATACGGGCGCATCACCTACCTCACAACGTCCCGCAGTGACGAACGCCTCGTCTTCCCCGGCGACCCCGCCACCAGCGGAGGACGCCACGCCCTCAAACAAGAATGGACAAAGGACGAAGCCCGCCCGAATCTTGATTCATAGCAAACTCCAACTAGACCTCGTAGAAAAAGTAGAACTTTCCTATCTCGGTGTCGCCATGGCGCAGATGTACTGGATGGAACTATTCAGTGAATGTAAGCCCTTCATCGAGGGCGTAGAGCAGGGCAAGGGACAGGTGTCTAAGATGGACACTCTGTCCCTTGACGCCTACGATGGCATCGTCATGTATCAACGGTCCAACAAGGCACCCGCAGCAAAGGTAATCAATCTTCACAAGTTCAGCGACCTCCAACGGTTCACGGCAGAAGCCATGACCGAACTGTACAAGAGAGGCATCGTCAAATAGATAGTGCGCAACGGGCAGGGACTAGGTTTTCCTCCAACCAAGGTAAGAACCTTGTGAAGGTTGGTCCTTTCGCTTAGTCCCTGCCCGGTGCGCACCATCGCGATGCACCCGGAGTTACCACCCGCACGTGGAGAAGGAGGGCCATATGGCCTCACCAGTCGCAACCCTAGTCAGTGGGTTTGCCCGAATCGATTCCGACACGCTCGTCGGTCTTTCCGTCGCTTCGGCGCGGAACATGTACAAGCAGGGTGCGTCCATTCCGGACAGCGCCCGTGCTACCGTCAACGGCGCCGAAGCCGCAGACGGCCAGATTCTCGCAGAAGGTGATATCATCACCTTTGACGAGCCAACTGGCACAAAGGGCAAGTAGCCCTTCTGGGGAGCAGAGCCACAGACACGGGGCTCTGCTCCCCCTTTTTTCCACACAGAGGACCGAACCAGATGACCATCAAGTACATCATCGAAGGCAACACCATCACAAAGACTGAAGAACTCAGTACTGAGATGGTGTCGCTGGAAGGACTGCTACCCGGTCTAACCTCGTATGTACCGCTCGAACTCAGTCCCATCCCAGCGGGCCTGAAATACATCGTCATCTCGCCCAAGGAAGGGCTCGATGTACTGTGCCGAGCCATCGTACAAGTGGACCCCGGATTCCAACGCATCACCTACAAAGACGGCCCTGCCCGTACAGACGAACCCCGCGACTCATTCCGACTGCCACTGCCATACAACTTCTTCTGGTTCGAATTAAACGGCTCCCGCATGGTCACGCCGACCGGCGAGAACATCCTGTGGACCCCGAAGAACTGGGGACTCCTATGGGGCAACGAAGCCTTCACAACACTCGAAAACACGAAAGCCTTCCCGGCTCGCCTACCTAACTGCTGGACCAACGGCACCATCTGTTTCGGTTCGACCAACATCAACGCAGCCTTACCACTCGGCCAATTCATCGACGCAGCCATCAACTCCTTCTGGACCTCCGAATTCAATGCGGACCTAGACCGCTACTGGCCCTACGCAACCATGCACGACTGGCAAGACGCCGGGAACAATGACGCCGATGTCTGGAAAACATGGGACATGTGGGAAAACAGTGAAGCTCCTACCCTAAAAGACAAATTGAACATGCTTATCGACCGTTACAGCGACGGCCTCGAATGGCGACCAACCGTCCCCTCCTCCGCACAAAACGCCATTCCACCCATTCGCATCACCCCGACATGGTACAACCTGAACGAATGGCTAGATGACCTAAACGC